TGCTGTTAGTAACTCTGCTTGGGTAACAGGCAAAACTGGTCAAAATTCTTACAAAGGATTTAAAGGTGGAGGAACACCAGGTTCTCCTGGAATTGCAAATACCAGTTCTATGGAAGGGGTTGTTACTCCTTCCTCTGTTTCCGTTACATCTCCTTCTGGCGGGTCTAACGTTGTAAACTTTAACGTATATCTGCACGATGTTTCTGACGCTCAAGCAATGATTTGGGCTAAAAAAGTTGAGTCGTACATAAGTGGTAAAAAAGAAATTTCTGCAATAGGAGGTAAATAATGGCTCAACAGTTTACAACACCAGATTACAGCGGCAGAGACCCAAAGGCTAAACTTTACCGACAATATGGTAGTAAAGCAAAGTATGAGGCTGCCAAAAAAGCACGTGATGATGCTAAAATAAAGGCAAAAGGACTTGCTGGTAATACTGCTGACTACTATTACAAGGCTAATAAAGTGCTTGACAACGATTTAAATGGCCCTTTTGGATGGTATGACAAGTTAAATGAAGCAAAAGCAGAAAACAACACTGTTAATATTGGAAAATTTACTGCTGAAATTGCAAAAGTTAAAGCAAAAATAAGTAGTAATTATCTTTTGGCTAAAGTTTATGAAGGAAAAATTAAAGACGCACAAAAGAATTTTGAAAAGAAATGGATTAAAGATGCAAAAGATGCTAAAGGTCCTGGAGACCCAGGACAAAAAGCACCAAAACTTTTTGAAGGAAAATGGTTGTTCAATGCTCCTCTTGTAAATAATTTGTCCGCTTTAGACAAGGCTAAATTGCCAAAGATGATATCTGCTGGTTCTTCTCCTGAAGGTGACGCAAAATACTTTTGGAAAAACCAAGAAAATGGCGGTGGTAAAGGGACCATTCAAATGGACCGTCAAACCAATACCTTAGAACTTTTAGCAGAGGCTCAAAAAGCGTCCCTTAAACCAAAAGAATTTGACGGAAACTTTTATGGATTTAAGTTTCACTATAATCCAACAACAGTTAACATGACTTGGGCTGGAATGAAAGGTGCAAACCCAGTTTACGAAGCCGCTGGTCTTGACCCTGCAGTACCTTTTAGTGCAAACTTGTTTACTGGAACTATTAACTTTGTTGTTATTTTAAATCGCATTCAAGATTTAGCACTTTTAAATAAAGACGGAAGTTATAAGTACGGTGTAAATCCTTATGCCCCAGTAGACATGAGTAAAAGACCTGACGATTTAAAAGCAATTGCCAATAAAGGAACTATGTATGATTTAGAGTATTTATTTCATGCAATGCATGGGTTTATGACTTCAACAAATTTTAAAAGTTTTCTTATGAATGGAAAAACAAATGACCCAGGATGGCTACCTGTTCGCCCCGTAGAACTTCATTTAGGTAATCAACTTCGTTACCGTGTAAGGGTTGTGGGACTTGAAGTTAACCACAAAATATTTAATCAACAAATGATACCTATTTTTTCTGAAGTTTCTTTTTCTTGTATGCGTTATTGGGATGGAATACCAGAAAAGGACCCTAAGAAAAAATGATTTATTTAGACAGTAGATATTCAGACGGGGTTTTGTTTATAGCGCAGGAACCTAAATCTAACGACTACATGCTTAGTGTTTTTCGTACTTTTCCTACTTACAACATATCTTACTACTGGTATGAAGTAACAGAAAATGACCGTATTGAAAACATTGCTGCAAAAACTTTGGGAAAACCACATTTATGGTGGCAAATTATGGACATTAATCCAGACGTTCTTAATCCTTTTGATTTAAAACCAGGATTGCAATTAAGGATTCCTCATGAATACTAGAACACAGAATCGTTACGGAACTAATTTTCAAGTTATATTTGCAGGTTTTCCTACATTTAAACAGGCTCCTCAATGGTTTTGTTTAACTCAAGAACAGGGGAAACAAGACGTAATTGAAATAGCCTATTCTTCTTTTGATAAACATTTTCAAAAGGCTTTCAAAACTGGAGTAATGTTTAAAGTTAAATGGGCTACCGAATACGCAAAAGGTGAATGGGTAGGCTACGTCTATAACGGAGACAATATAACTCAAGCAACAGTGTCTCGTAACGTTATAATTCGTGGTGTGGGTGCTGGGTTTCCCCTAAAAGAAGGTGGAAATAAAATATGGAAAAACAAAACTTCACCTGAAATTGTTCAAGATATTTGTAAACAATATAAACTTAAAGCAGTTGTAGGTAATAGCAACGTTAGGTGGTCCATGCAATCATTAGTTGGAACTACTAAGTGGGAAAAAATTCAAGAACTTGCTGGTCGAATTGGAGTTCAAGCACACCTTAGTGGTACAACTATGTACTTTCAACGCATTGATATGTTAATTGACCAATTTATGTCTGTAATTCCAGTAATGTCTTACAATGACGGAAGTGTTAACTCTGAGGTAAATTTTAAAGCGCAAACTTTAGACCACTTTACTGCAAAAATTGGCGATTTATCTGAAACAGGTGCTAACGAAAGAAAAGATAAAGTAGTGCATGGAATTGACCCTATAACTGGAAAAAGCCATACCTATACTGCCAAACCAAATAAAGTTGGAAAAAACATTAGAGAAAATGTTCAGGATTCTTTGTTTAAAGAAGTATCAACAAACGTAGTTGCGGAATCACGAGCATTGGCAAAAGAACTTGCCGAAGGACAAGCACAACTTGCAAGATTTTCCGCTATTACTGGTTACGGTAAAGGTCAAGGAGACCCACGAATTGCCCCATATAGAACTGTAGAAATCAATGGTACTGGTAGTAGTAGCGATGGTTTTTGGATTGTTAAACGAGCAGAACATTTTGTAACTTTTGATGGTCGTTATACTGTTGAGTTTGACTGTATGACAGATGGGGTTGGAAAAAACAAGGGTGGAGCATTTCGTTTAACTAAAGCATCGGTAGTTCCTACCCGTGATGTGGCTTATGAAATGGCTACAGGCGGAAAACAAGCCCCTTCAACCCCTACAATGAGCGTTAGACAACCTTTGGTAACTGAAACACGTGGTGGGTTTAACGTAACTCCAAGTAGATGGGTAGGAAAATAATGGCTGAACTAGCATTGACTTTACCGTTTTCTATAAACCCTTATGGAAGCGTTACCACTACTACAGACCAATCAAAAATTTGGGCAGATAGAGTTAGGTTTGTAATTGGAACAAATTTAAGAGAGAGAATTTTAGACCCTGAATTTGGAACTTTAATTCCTTCTGCGTTTATGGAAACTGCTGACATTGCACAATCAACAATTGAGTCAGAAGTTGAACAAGGGTTTAAAGCACAATTAGAATTGCTTTCTTTTAATAGTGTTGACATATCCTATGATGAATACACCAATACCACCAACGTTAGCATTGTGTACGGACTTCCAAATGGAGAAGTTACTAACACGGTAGTTGCTGTTTCTTATATTAGTGGAAATAACCTATCTGTAGAGGAAAATATATGAGCATAGTCCCACCAAGTGATATCCCTATTTCTTTAGATTATACGGGCCGCGATTACTACTCAATTCGTGAACAACTTATTGCACGTATTCAAGACCGTTTGCCAGATTGGTCTGCAACTAACCCTGCTGACTTTGGCGTTGCTCTAGTAGAGGCATTTGCATATATGGGTGATTTAATGTCTTATTACATTGACCGAAATGTAAATGAATCATTTATTGTTAGCGCAACTCAAAGAGACAGCGTTATTAACATTGCCCAAGCCTACGGATACATACCAGCAGGATACCGTCAAGCAAATGTTACTTTAACATTTACAAACTCTTCTGAAACAGATGTAATTACTGTTCCTGCAGGAACAGTAATTTCTGGTGATGTTATTTCTGGAGATGTTGTTAACACCGTTTACTTTACAACAGATTCAGATGTCACTCTTGACCCAGATGTAGACAACGGTATTGGAACTATGACCGCAAAAGAAGGTCGCAGTGTTACGTTGGTTTCAGATTACGCTAACCAAAATGGAGAACTTGTCGGTACTTCTGCAGGAACACCAAACCAATCTTTTGTG